TTATTGAATGGTATTACTCCGTTCAGTCTCTTTTCCATTAGGGCTGCATAGTCCCGGCAACCGGGTACTACCGCCTGTTCGACAGAAGATGACTCCTCATCTTCTCTCAGGTGATATGGTATCACCTCTCGCACCTTCCACTCTACTGGCGCCCACCTGTCCTCATTGCAGCCACCCACCACGCTGTGTGCAGACGCAGCTACCGACAACTTGTCGTATGGTGTGTTGAAAACTACTGATAGGTGTTTAAAGATCTTGATGGTTAACAGGTCTATCTGTTCCGTCGCCTCAGGAGCCCGACGCTTCAGTTCCCCCATCCGCGTGACCGTAGCAGATACAGCGTCTAGTGCACGCACTGGCATTTGTGACTCAATTCGTGAGTGTACCGCAGTTGCACATGCCCGTGACAGATACTGGGACCCTAGTCCGTCCGACATCTCTATCTTGTGTTCCACTCTTAGAAACTCGCCTACCGACAGTATATTACACTTAGCAGGCTGGGCTCGAGCGTTGATTGCAGCCATCTTGTCATGCACATCTATTGCGGCCTTGACACTACGTATTGCTATTAGCACGTCATCACCGTTGTGTACAGAGTCAATTACGTCTGGATGTTCAAACACACCTGCTATATCCATATATACATAGTTAAGGACAGTATTTATGAATGTCGTTAGCCTTGAGCCAGATAGCAGAGTTCCGTTCGGCCTGTAAGGTCCATCTTGTAGCGGATACACCATGATGTCTGTATAACTATCTAGGATCCAATTCATCGCAGCGAGCTGCTCCTCGGACATCGCAGGTGAGAATACATCCCGATAGGCTTTAATTACAGCTATCATACTCGAGGTGGAGTGTTGAGCGTTGAAGTCGTCGAAGTCATAACAAAATGAGTCACATCCTTCTAACATCGTCTTCAGGCGCTTATGCACCCTACCTGCCTCAGCATCTTCTCCCACCGGGAACCTATGCTTTAACACCTCTTCACAGTTGAACATAGCGAAGTGTGCGACTGTCGCTGATGTTAGATCAACACCATAAATCGCTCTTTCCTTCCCCCATTCATACTTAGTAGATGCCCAGGCTCGTATAGCTGGCTTACGTGTGAACATCTGCTCGACGTGTTCTATCGGCATGCTGTTGAGCGTTACGAACTTAGTCCTGTATCGGTAGCTGTCTCTGTTGATGTACTTCTCATCTGCTGCATGTTGTGAATGTACACTGCCTGCTGGTGACCACTCCCAGCGTGCTGCTGCGAAGTCATTCAAGCTCATACGTTTGTACTTGAATCCG